CAGTACAACAAAGACAAGGTTTATACGCGTTTAAAGTTGTAATGGATGCCTCAAATAATGGTCCAGAAGTAGTGGATAGAAACCAAATGGTAGGTGCAATATATTTACAGCCAACGAAAACAGCTGAATTTATTTACTTAGATTTCAACATTTTACCAACAGGAGCTCAATTCCCTTCATAAAAGAAAAAAAATTAGATATTTATAATAAAATAAAAAAGAAATAAAATGGCAGTATTAAACCCTAACGAAATATTTTTCACAGCTTTTGAACCAAAAGTAGCTAATAGATTTATAATGTATGTGGACGGAATTCCAGCTTATATCATTAAAGGTGTTAGTGGAATGGGTTTCGCACAAGACGAAATTGTACTTAATCATATCAACACTTATAGAAAAGTAAAAGGTAAATTAAGGTGGAACGATATTACAATGCAATTATTTGACCCAATTACTCCATCAGGTGCTCAGGCAGTGATGGAATGGACAAGATTACACCATGAATCCGTTACTGGTAGAGATGGTTACTCTGATTTCTATAAAAAAGATTTAACAATTGATGTATTAGGTCCTGTAGGAGATGTAGTTTCTGAATGGATTATTAAAGGAGCATTTATTAAAGATGCATCATTTGGAGATTATAATTGGGATGAAGATGGAACAGCACAAAATATTGATTTAACAATAGGAATGGATTACTGCGTCTTGAATTTCTAAAAAAAATCAAAATATTTAAAGAATAGCTTGGCTTAGGTCAAGCTTTTTTTTATATTATATATGTATAATCAACAATTAAGTTATAACAAATAAAATTTATATGGAACAATCAAAAAACATACATCAGTCTAAGACACCTATTGTAGAACCTAAAGTAGCATCTCCTAAAAAAACATTTAAATTTCCAACAGAAATGGTAGATTTACCTTCACAAGGTATAGTTTATCCCAAAGATCATCCTTTATCTTCTGGGAAAATTGAAATGAAATATATGACTGCAAAGGAAGAAGATATTATTACTAATCAATCTTACATACAAAAAGGAACTGTAATTGATAAACTTTTAGAAGCATTAGTAGTAAGTGATGTAAGCATATCAGATATGATTGTAGGCGATAAAAATGCATTATTAGTAGCTTCACGTGTGTTGGGATATGGTTCAAATTATAAATTTACATATGATGGGGAAGATTATGAAGTTGATTTAGCTACATTAGAACCTAAGAAATTTGATAAATCATTATTTACACCAGGTGAAAATAGATTTACATTCCAAACCCCACATGGAGAAAACTTAATTGAATTTCAATTAATAACTGATCAACTTGAAAAGAAAGTAGATGCTGAATTAAGGGGATTAAAAAAATTAAATAAAGGAGCTAATCCTGAAATGTCTACTAGACTAAAACATATAATATTATCTGTTGATGGTAATACAGACAAAGCAGAAATTAGAGATTTTGTTGATAATTATTTTTTAGCTAGAGATGCAAAAGCAATGAGGGACTATATAGTCAAAATTCAACCTGATGTTGATTTCTCGTTTGAACGGGAATTAAATAACGGAGAAGTAGATGAAATTGACATTCCAATTGGTGCCAACTTTTTTTTCCCTGACGCATAGCCAAGCAGCAGAATATAGACACAACTTATTTACTCAAGTCCATGAAATAGTATTTCATGGACAAGGAGGATATGATTGGCATACGGTGTATGAAATGCCTATATGGTTACGAAAATTTACTTATAAAAAAATTCAAGACCATTATGATGAAAAAAATAAACAAAATAGTGGTACATCAACTAATGATTTAGAAAAGGGTAGAGACATACTAAAACAAGCCCAAAGATCAGATCCTGCTAATGCTCAAAAAAATAAATATATAGATAAGTTTTCTAAACCTACCCCAAAAGTAAATATTCCTGATTTTGTTACATCTAAAGCAAATAAAGCATAAATTGTTAATATTTATAACAAAATAGCTTAAATGGCAAAACAACCTAAATCACCAGAGCAGTTAAGGGACGAAGCAATCGAAACAGCAAGAATTGTTGATGATGCAATGAGGTCCATATCATCTCGTATAGGTGAATTATTTGGTGAAGCCCGAGATGAAGTAGCAGATATTTCAAAAGAATTAGTTAAAGAAGTAGAAAGAGGACTTAAAGGTTTAGCTTCAAATGCTGAAGCCATTGCTGATGCACGGCAAAAAGCATTAAGTGGATCATATAAGCAACGGGATGTTGCTAAAGAAATGCTTAAAAAGCAAAAAGCTATTTTTGTTTTAGAAGTTAAAATTAAAGAAGCAGCAGCTGCTGGGGCCGCAAATCATAAAGAACTAACTAAAGAACTAGAAAAAGCTAAAGGCTATGCTAGTGAATTTGAAAAAACTTTACAAAAATCAGCAGATCAATCTACTAAAATTACTAAGGCCATGGGTCTTACTGGTGTTTCTTTAAAAGGATTAAAAAAAGTAGCAGGATCTTTAGGAATAGATGGGATAGAAGACATATTTTCAGATGCAGCAGCAGCATCCGAAAAAATGGCACGAACTGTTACTGACTCAGGACAAAAAGCTGCAGGTTTAGGAGGAAAAATGAGAGTAGCATTTGCGGGGGCTGCAACAGCAGCTAAAGGTATTGGAAAAGCTCTTATGGATCCTTTATTTATCATAGGCATGATAATCAAAGCAGGTAAAGCATTAATTGGTATATACAATCATGTAAAAAAATTAACTAATGATGTAGGTCAAGCTTTTGGAATAGCAGGAAAAAATGCTGAATATTTAAAAAAACAAATACATGAATTAGGTGATGGTGGAGCTTTAGATGGGATTTATATTAATACAGAAGAAATATTAAAAAACCAAAAAGCAATAAATGATACAGTAGGTGTAAATTTAAGGCTAAATAAAGAAAATGTAAAAACTTACCAAAATTTATCAGAATATGCTGGTTATAGTGCAGAACAAATAGCGGCATTATATAAAATTTCACTTACAACTGGCTCATCATTTCAAACTATACATGATGACGTTGTTGGCACAACAGAATCTTTAAATAAAGCTACTGGATTTTCAGCGTCTCAATCCCAAATATTTGATCAGCTAGCGGGTGCTAGTGGATCTGTAAAGTTTAATATAAAAGGAGGAACTGAAGGATTAGTTAAAGCAGCACACACAGCAGCAAGGTTAGGATTAACAATGGATGAAATTGCAGCAGCAGCAGCAAGTCATTTAGATTTTGAAAGCTCAATAGCAAAAGAAATAGAAGCAGAAATGTTTCTACAAAAAGATTTAAACTTAGATAAACTAAGATATGCTGCTATGACTGGGGATACTGCAATGGCAGCAGCAGAAGAAGCAAGATTAATTAGAGAAAATGCTGGTGCCTTAAGGGGTAATGTGATAGCCCAACAAGCATTTGCAGATGCAACAGGTATTGGAATGGATAGACTAGGAACAGTTTTAGACCGCCAAGATCAATTAGCAGGGTTATCAGGTGAACAATTAGAAACAGAATTAGCAAAAGAAGAATCTTTAGTTGAACAAGGTAAACAGGCTCAAGAATTTGCTAGACAAATGCAGGATGTAGTTAGACAGATTAAAAAAGCATTTGAACCTTTAGCTATGGAAATAGTACCTAAAATACTAACTATGGTTCAAAAGCTAACACCAATGATAATAAATGCCGTAAAATTAGTAGCTAAGGTTGCTAAATTCTTTACATCCCCATTAGGTAAAAAAATCTTAGGAATAGCAGCAATAGCTTATGGTGTTACAAAAGTTGTTAAAGCAACTGGTCTTGATAATTTCTTAGGAAGAGGAGCTAATTCAATGATGCCTATGTACACTAAAGAAGTTGGTCTTGGTGGTGGAGGCGGCGGCGGAGGCGGCTATGGTGGCGGAGGCGGCGGAGGCGGCGGAGGTGGAAGTCGTGGAAATAAAAATATAAAAACAGGTACTGATAAAAGAGGACGTAAATTTCATTATGATAAAAAAACTGGTAGAAGAGTAAAAGCTCCAACTAGTAATAATAGAAGTGGTAGTAATAGAAGAGGAGGCAGAAGAAGAAGAGGTAGAGGTATTGGAGGAGCGCTATTAGGCATGGGTGCTTATTTGGGCGCTGATTATTTAATGAGTAATATAGGGTCAAGTGGGGATGAAAGTGCAGGAGGATATAATGGTGCAGAAGGTGCAGGAGGTACAGAAGGATACAACCCAGAAAATCATACTGTAGCTGGGTATGATGGAGGAGCGAATACTACAAATGCTATGGTTGGTGGCGGAATGGCTGGTATTAGTGGAATGGATATGGGTATGATGGGTGCTGAAGTAGGAGTAGATGCATTAACTGGGAATATGGGTAATAAAGCAAAAACAACCCCAAAACCAAAGACCAGTAAACCAAAACCAAAAAAAGTAAAATCTAAAGGTTTTTTTGGAGGTATTAAGGATTACGCTTCGAAAGCAGTCTCAAATGTAAAAGGAGTAGCAAGTAGTGCATACAATAGTA